AATGTATATTATGTTAAAGCTCGCAGTGGCCATTCGGTCATGGCTCGGCTCCTGCATCCGGTGGTGGCTTGCTGGTCTGGTCGACCGGCACCGCACCCCCAAGGACACGGAGCTTGCAGCATGACGCATGGAAACCACAGCTGGGCCGGCTGGCGCTGGACCGAGAACGGCCGTTACCTCGTTTCGCCCGATGGCGACCACATGACCGCCGAGCGCCTGCGCGGTCTGGCGTGGCGCGATTCCATGGAGCTGCGCCGCGCCGGCTATGCGTCCAGACGCAAGGCCGAGGCCGGTACTCGTGCGCGCCAATATGGCGCAAAGGTCAAGGTGGTCATCGTGGAGCTCGACGACTGGCGGGACCGCCACTTCGGCCGTGCCGGCTAGGCGGTCGTCAGCGGATGATGGCGCGAGGTTCGCCGCGCCAAGGCCGGTGGACCAGAATCGACGGGGGCCAAGGCCGCCCAGGCGCGGGTGAGGCGTTTTCCGTGGGGCTCTGCCCCACCCCCGGCGCTAGAATGCGCCCAGGACGACGCACAGGGGGATTCATGGAACGAGAGCGGCCGGAGTATCTGCCACCCATCGAGCGGCGGCGCTGGGCCTTTCCGTGGCTACTGGTGATCGGCCTTGCCATCCTGGTATTGGCCGGGTACGGCGTGAAGCAGCACCTGGCCACGCAGACCGCATGGGAAGCTCGATTCAACCGTCCGAAGGTGACGCCGGCGTCAGCTTCGCCCAATGTGATTCAGGCCGATGACCACGCGGAACAGATTCGACGGATCCGCCAACGGCGGGAAGCCGCCGAGGAATACCTGAAGGAGCGCGCCACCTGGCGCTGCATTGATGGGACGCCGTTTCGGAAGATTCCGGGCGGCTGGGAAAACGTGCCTGGGGAACGCTGCTAATTCCGTAACGCGTTACTTCCGCGCACGACAGCGTTTGATGAAGAGCTCAGCCTCAGCCGAGGCAATGCCGATGATCGGCGCGACGATGAAGATGAGCGCCATGACGATGGCACCGGGAGAATTCCAATCCATGCCCTGTTCCTTTTCGTAACGGGTTACTTTTGCGGATAGCGGCGGGCAAGCTCGCCGACCAGGGCGCCGATGGGCTTCTTGGTCGAATCCTTCGCCCTGCCCCCGCTAGCCTCCATAGCGGCGAGCAAATCCATCTGCTGACGGATAGCCTCAAGTAGCTGCACGTCACTGTAGTCCACCAGCGGATTCAGACCGCCCGGCTTCATGCGCGCCGCCTGACTCGTAGCCGTCCTTGCCCTGGAACGAACACGCTCGCGGTAGCGGCGCTGCTTTTCTGCCGGCGTCATCGGGCCGTAGTCTGGATAGAGCACCGGACGGCCGCGCTTGGCCGGGATCATATCCAAGGTGCCGGGGTCTTTTTCGTCACGCATCACTAAATTCCCTTTCCGTTGCCGATGATGAAATATTAAAGTAACGCGTTACCAATGTCTAATGGTCGTTTGTTATAAGTAACGCGTTACTAAAGCGTCGTCGTCGGCCCGGTATAGCCGCCGATCGTCTTGGCCGGGTTCTGCGGAAAAACGTCGCCGCGCTCACCGGATTTGTAGCCAACGATGGCCGAGGATGGAGGCGACGGTGCTGAGGACTGCACGGCGGACGCGGCGGGCATTGCTGCTGGCGGGACCGAGGGCATCTTGTACGGGTTGTAGGGCTGGCCATGGCGCGCGACGGTGCGGCACTCAGGCTGGGTGATTTCGTAACGTGTGCCCTGCTCTGTCAGGCACGTACAACTCGGCTCCTGCCTATTGCCCTGGGCATCGACCCCACCCATCGAGGACATGCAGTAAAGCGCCGGCTGCGAGACGGGCGGGCGATCATCGAAGATCGGAGCGGTCTCGGGCATGGTGGCGAAACGCGGCAGGTGCGCCTTGGCGTAGTCCAGCGGCGTGGCAAATGTCCGGGGAGAGGGGCCGGCACCAGGTGCGACCGAACCGACAGCACCAGGTGATGCGGCTGACGTGGCAACCTCCCCGGCCTCCTGGATACGCGCCTGCATTCGATGCTTCAGGTAGAAGGCCATGGCCACGACAAACACGACGCCGACGATGACCCAACGCATCCACATCGGCATGCTGCGCTTGGTCGTGACCAAAGTGGTAGACGTGAAGTACTCGAAAACGTACTTAGGCCTGATCCAGTCCACCACGTCGGCACAAGGGCCATTCACTGCGCCCTGGTAAGCATCCCATCGCTTGAGCTTGGTTTTCCGCTTCCACACGGAGTTTTGGCGGACGTGAACGTGGCTCTCATAGAGCCCGCGCAGGAACGGATCGAGTTGAAGGCCCTGCTGAGCGACCAGGATGAAGTCGAAACCGCGATGCCGGTGGCGTGCCATGGCATCGACGTGAGGCGGCACCTTGGAGCCGGCGTTGCGGTTGGGAAAGACGTTGTAACACTCGTCCAGGAGCACCACGGAGCCATCGGGCAACTGCTCCCACTGGGTGGGGTCCGCGAGCTGATGCCACCCCGCCTTCTCGTAATCAAAGTCCTTGATGCCGGAGGAGTAGATGGTCCGCCCCTCCTTCTGGAACTTGAAGGCGAGATCTACGGCATAGGCCGTTTTGCCGTGACCCGGCTGGCCAGTAACCAGGTACAGGGCCATGTCAGGACGCCTTCAACTTGGCCATGAAGACCTTCTGTCCAACCGCTGCGGCATACGCCGAAAGGATCAGCGTGATCGCCACGCCGATACCACTGGCCTCGAAATAGGCCATGCCAACCGGGCCCATGGAAGGCAGCAGCGCACTGATGAAGGACTTCATTGCTGGCAGCGCCACCTTATGGGTGAACATGCCGATACCGAACGCCAGGAGGATGCGGCCAACGATGCCAGGCAGGTACTGACGAGCAGCTTGGAACAGGAGCGCCACCAAGGCGCCAAGAATCTGGGGCATGTCATGCGACTCCGCGAGCAATGATGAAACAGGCGACAGCCGCGGCACAGACGATGAGAGAGGCGCGGAGCCGAGAAATGAGAAGACACCATTCAGGGTTAGGAGCACCGAACTCCGCGGAGTAGGCCTGCCCCACTACACCGGAACCGCCGCCACCGGGAAAACCCATGCACATGCCACCACCAAAACCGGACTGATCCAGATCGGAGGTGGAGAACTCCTTCTCACCAACAGTTGGAGTGTCGCCTGGACCTTCGCCGGCACCGGGGTCCTGGCTCATGCCGGTGACCTTGGTCCACTCAGGCTGACTTCCGTCCCCTTCCCCATCGCCCTTGCCGGCGAGCTTCTCCAGAGCGCATGCAGACCGCCACTGCATGAGTAGAGAGCTGTACTCCATGGCGTCGCACTTCTCGCCGGTGCAGACCGGCGGCGAAGAGCAAGCGCCACCTGAGATGTTTCGGTTCCTGCGGGTGTTGCAATCAATGCGCCACTGGATGCGTGCCTGGCCACACAAGATTGGCGAGCCGCTACAGGCAGGCGGGGCGTTGCAGCTGTCTCCGCCTGCAAACGTTTCATCGGTGGTGCCCTCATCTTCGCCGTCGTCGGGCTTGCCGTCACCGTCAGAATCGCGCTTGCAGGTGCCATCCTTGCCCTTGACTTCGCCAGCGGCACATTGCCCCTCGCCAGGCAGACACTCGCCAGAGGGGGCCTTTACATTGCCAGGAGGACACTCGTTCTCCTTGATCTTGCAGGTTCCATCGGACATGAGAACCATGCCATTCGGACAGGCTTCCTTGCAGCTGCCACCGGAATCCTTCACCTGCCCATCGGGACATTCAACATCGAGAGGCGAGCAAACGCCGAGGATCTCGTTCCAGTAATACGGGGCACCCATCTGCTCGCAGTTGGATTTTGGGTCGGCAGGACAAAGGCCGCCGGTAGGTGTCCAGGTGCCGGTCTGACCATCCCCACTTCCGGTCCATACGCCATCGCAGCCGTCCTTGCATCCGATGCTGCCATTACGCACGGTGCCCACGTAGGAAGCCCAAGGCAGTGCGCCAGTGTAGCTAGGCTTTTTGTCACAGGTACTGTCCTTCGGATATACATACCGAGTCTCGGTCCCCTTGCGGCAAGCATAGGTGTTTCCGTTGTATGTATTGACTGCCTCGCAAAAGTAGTAAGGCATGCCACCGCTGGTGCCATCTCCCTCGCGATACGGGCAATTGCCAGGGCGGAATTGCCAAGCCGGCATGGCGTTCTGCGCGTCAGTGACTGCCTGCCTGGAATCGGAAAGGCAGGCAGCATAGGCTTCGCCTTGAGAGCCGAAGGTGACCGCAGCGCGGGCATCACCGAGCCAAAGGAGTGCTGCAACTCCGAGAAGCGCGGAAGCGAGATGACGAAGGATCACGAGTCGAGCGCCAGCCAGAGCGCGCCGAGGAGCGCGATCATCACGAAATAGCCTGCATATGCCATATGGACCCCCAGAAGTGGATCGGGGGCACCGCCCGCACCCGCCGCAAGCGACGGTCACGGGCGGCACGCCCGATTAATTAACGCGCCAGGCGACGGCCGAGGTTGATCATCGCGATGACCGCGCAAGCGCCCAGGATGATCGAGCCACCCGACCACAGGTCGGAGGCGTCGATGCTCCCGGTGAGGGCGGCGGTAACTTCGCCGGCAGCAAAGGCGGAGCCGCCCATGATGGCGGTGGCGGCACCGGTGATCGCAGCGGCGACCTTGGCAGGGGCGAAACGGGAAGCAGACTTCTTCACGGACTTCTCCATGGTGTGACCTCTTTAGGTTTGTTCGGCAATGCGCCGTCCCTGCCTGATGAAAAAGCCAATGGCCCAGCAGCCGGCGATCAAGCCACTGACTGCAAGACCCTCGGCCGCGTCCAGCGGCGGGGGGAAACTGGACGCTGGGCCATAGAAGGGAGCCGCGCAGACACCCGTGGTGGCGTCGTAGTCAGACGCCTTGCAGTAGGCAACCAGCACGGTCTCTTCCATGGCCGTATCCGCTTAGCTGGCCTTGGCCACCGGGGCCGGCGCAGACGCCGGGCGCGATGCGGGCGTGAGAACCAGACGGCCCAGCTTGAGATCGCCGAACTGGTTGACGTTGAGCGCGTCCTCGAGGTCGCAGTTGTAGTCGCCCACCGGATAGGCATCAGCACTGCCCAGGTCGAGCTTGATGCGCTGACGGAACTTGGGGCACTCGGCCACCGCCTCCTGCGTGCGAATCACGCCCGAACGGTTGTCCTTGCGCCACTGCTTTTCCTGGACAGCGGTGGAGGTGACGGTGACTTTCATGGGTATCTCCTTGGATGGGATTGGTAACGAGTGACGAAATCAGGCGGCCGCGTCGACGTATTCGGACAGTTGCGTTCGGACGAAGCCATGGAGGTCGCCTACGAATGACTTGTATCGACCGGGGCGACCTTGCCGGGCGATGTACTGCTTGATCAGGGCGACGCCGTTCTCCTCGCCCAGGGATTCCAGAACCAGCTGCAAAGCCGTCCCGGCTTGGTTGTAGAGGAAGCGCAACATGGCCTTTGCCGATGCGTTGACCATCTGGCGTTTGAGATCGATGCGTTCGCACTCGCCGATAACGAACTCGGCCAACATGGGATAGGCAGCACCGAAGTACTTGCCGGGATTGCTCAGCGCATCCAGGGGAAGATCGAGCCGCTTGGCGTATAGCCGAAGCTCGCAGCGGGTGTGGCCACTTTCGGGGTCCCCCAGCTGCTTGCCCTTTTCGTAGACGTTGAGCTGCTTGTGGCCCTTCTGGCCGATGTACAGCGAACAGCCCTTGTCGCTGCCCATGTCATCGACCCAGCGGCCTTCGGGCGGGCGACCGTTCATGGTGAATTCCCCGTTGAGATAGAGATCGTGGAAGCGATGGATATCGAAGGTTTCGCCAGTGAGGTCATCGATGGCGATGTCCAGGCGAGTGAGGTGGGCATCAAGGTCTTGGGCAACACGCTCGACGTAGCGCCAGTTGGGGACGTGCTGGCACCCCTGCCCTGTCAAGCTGATGCAGTACTCGCCCTTGGCGGTAAGGCCGATCTTTCCGCAGACGCTGGACGTTTCATCGATCAGCGTGGCGCTGTATTCGTAGCGGAAATTCCAGAGCTTCTCGGTGACCGGGCCACAGACGATGGAACCTGACGTGCCGAACACGTAGGCCAGAACTTCGGAGGCGTGCATCTTGCGGAACAGCCGGATGGCTTTTTCCGAGTCGAGCACCAGGGTGCAGAAATCGATGATGGGAGCGGTGAGACTGCTGCCCTTCAGAGACTTTTGGCCCGTGTTACTGCTCGGGCCAGCCGGCTGCGCCGGCCCTGCGGCATCCTGCTGGTTGCAGGACTCGGCCGGTGAAAAGGGGTGTTCTATGGCACCAGCACGCGCCCAGAAGGCGCGCTCGCGGCGGCTGATGGAGGGGGCTGCGTCAAGCATCGGCGGCCCCTTCGGCGTACACCACCGTGCGACTGGTACCGATCACCGCGACAACGCGGAAGCGACGGCGGCCGCGCAGGAGGCGGTTCCAGTAACGGACGCGAGAGACAGGCAGGTCCAGGTTGTCGCCATAGCGGCACTTGCGTTGCCACTCACCGCCAGGCGTGCGCTGCTCGATGAAGTACTCCATCGCCGGCAGCGTGCGCAGGGCTTCGACTTCGGCGTCCAGGTGCGACATGCGGCTAGCCACGGAGCCCTACCCTCCACGAGACATAGAGCGCGATCAGGCGGGGAATGAGGGTAATCAGCAGCACGATCAGCATCGCGCCGGGAATCCAGCCAGGAAGGTCACCCACGACGCACCTCATGGCGTGCGGTTGCCACCAGCTGCTCGGCGCGGAATGCAGCCAGGGCGCGGGCATCGCGGTAGTCCAAGACGGCAACGAACAGGCGGGCGCTGCCGATAGCAGCGAAGGCGCAGGCGAGGAACAGTAGGACGGCCGTCATGACCGAGGTTCCACACACAAAATGGAAATTTGGTAATGCATGACTTAAACCCCTGCCCCCTGCCCCGAAGGTGCCGCCCCGCCCTCTCCGTCGAGAGGGCCCGGCAGGGGGAGCCGGCGGGCGGGGCCGTCTACACGCGTAGGCGACGGGGCTTTATATCCGCCTACCCCCGTAGGCGTCAACAGCCGTAGGCTACGCCCGTACAGATAGAGGGCGAGCCGTTATGGACTGGAGTGATTTTTTCGAGAAGACCCGCGTTGCGGCTGGGGCCGAGAGCTTTTCGAAGCTGGCACCAATGCTGGGCATAACGGACGGCGCCATTGGCCATTACCGTCAAGGTCGCCGCGTGCCTCAGGTCTGGGTTGTAGCTGATGCTCTGCGAATACAGGGGCATCCGGAGCCGGAAAAGGCGGCAATTCAGATCATGAAACAGGCCGCACTTACGTCGCCCGAGCGGACGTTTTGGAAGCGACTAGCAGCGACCGCCGTAGCGCTCCTCCTGATGGTTGGAGCCTCGATGCCAGGGCATGTAAAAGCTTCGCAAATTCAAGAACTTGCGAGGCCTGAAAGTACGTCAATGTATATTATGT